CATGAGCAGGTCGCGGTCCGTGCGCACGGAGTCGCGGGGCTGCTCGGGTACATCCTTGCGCGCGCCCAGCACGTCGGTGCCGGGGACGCTGGGCATCGGGGTTAGGCTGATCTCGCGCAGCTCAATCTCTAGGAAGCGCTCGACCATCTTCCCGTCGAGGGTCGCCATCTCGGTGCGCTTGGGCACGAACCCAATCGACAGGCCGGTGAACGCGCCCGCGGCCATGACGGCTTGGACGTACTCCTTTGCGGCCCGCCCACCCTCGGTGTCGAACAGGTCGGCGACCATCACCAGCGCGTCCCCGGTGTCCGTGAGGCTGGCGACCACGCCCACGTGGGCATCGACCTCGCGCTCATGGTCCATGAGGAACGGCACCTTGCGCGCCTTGACCTTGAGGTCAATGGTGCGCTTGGCGCAGCCGCGCGCGAACACGGTGCCGTAGGTGTCCACCTGCTCATACGTCAGGGCCACGCCGGTAATGCGCCCCGCGATGCCTGCGGGTAGCTCATCCTGGCGCGTCTCCAGCGCGACCTCGCGGCGGTGCAGCGTCACGGTCTGTACGGTCATAGGACGCCTTGCGCCTCCTCGGGGGTCTCGGTGTAATAGACTAGGGTGCAGCGGCAGTTGATGACCTCGCCCGCGGGGCCGCGTGGGTCCAGCGGGTACAGCAGGCCGTTGCCGAACGGGTCGTCGATGCCGATGGGCGGCTGGGCGCCCGCGGCGGCGTGCGTGGGGCGAGTCTTGCGGTCCTCAAAGGCCAACCATTGCTTCGCGCGGAACAGGTCGCCCTCGGCCTTGGCTTGATCCCACGAGCCTTGCGACTGCGCCCCCGCCACCTCGGTCTTGGCGATGCGGGTGGCCCGCACGTCGGTCATCTGCTCGCCGTACACGCTGGCCTGAATGAGCCGCGCCGTCTCGGCCACACTTAGCTCGGCCAGCTCGGCGGACCGGATGGCCGCAGTCACCTGGTTGGCGGTCGTCTCCCCGATCAGTTCGGCCAGCCGGTCGGCGCGGTTGGCGATGGCGTCCAGCACGCTGGCAGGCTTGAGCCCGAAGCTGAACCCCGCGCCCGCCACCTCCTGCGCGCCGAAAAGGTACATGCGCTCGATCAGCTCCAGATACGCGGCCCGCCACGCGGCGTAGTAGTCCCCGCCCCTGGCGTAGTTGGCGCGCACCTGCCGCTCAATGGCGTCGAGGACCGGGTCGTCCGCGCGCGTGGCCTTGGCGAACATCGCGGCCACGCCCTTGGCGTCCTCGCGGAACCGCTCGCGCGCGGTGCTATAGAAGGGCGCTTCCTGCCGGTCCATCTCCGACACCTGCCGCTTCCAGTAGCGGTACAGGATGTGGTCCTCGTCGGGCTCGCCGTCCTCGCGGTACAGCGGGGCGCGCAGCACCTCGGGGTGATGCACCCAGTAGGGGCGGCCCTGCTCGTCTACCAGGGGGCTGGCATCCCGTACCGGCGTACGAGCGGGAGCCGGTGGCGCATCGACCTCGACCACCGCCGACATGGGGCCACGCGCCGGTACGGTGGCACCTGCTGCCGGAACACGTTGCGCCGAGCGGCCATTGCTTTCCTCGTCGTCGGGTTCATCCTCGCTATCGTCCTCGTCCTCGTCCTCCATCTCCTCCGCGTCCGTCTCGCCTTGCAACGCCGGGGGCGGGCCGTCCTGCGCGGGGGCCTGCGCCATGACGGCGCGCGGGTCGATGACGGCCACCGCGGCGGGCGTCAGGGTCGAGCCCGCGGTGATCAGGATGGTGTCGGTGGGCTCAGGGATGGGGGACAGCCGCAGCGCGCGGCGCGACTCCTCCCACGTCCGCAGCCCGTCGCGGAACTCCGCCCGCACGCGTGTGCTGGTAGCGCTGTCGTCCTCGACCAGCTCGCGTAGCATGTCGTGGTCGTAGGTGATCCACACGTCCCCGAACTCGGGGGCCAGCCAATGGTTCAGCTCGTCCTCGATGGCCGCCAGCATGGGCTCAATGGTGTGCTGCACCAGCCGCGCGCGCGCCTCGACGTACTGCGCGCCGGACAGCCCCGCATCGCTGGTCGCGCTTGCGATCCCGATCATCCGCGGATCCACGCCGAAGGCCGCGCAGATGTCCTCGCGGGACACCCGGCGCAGGTCTGGGAACTCAAGGTCCGATAGCGTGAAGCCAAGGGGCTTGATGTCCTTCACGGCCCCGAAGAACGCAGGCGTACCCCGCTTGCCGCGGTCCACCACGCGGGCGCGGTAGCGGTCCTGCATAGCCGTGGCGTCATCCTGCGTAGCCTCGTCGGCCAGCAGCACGGCGAAGGTCGGGGTGCCGTCGTTGGTCACCACTTGCCTGACGTACTTCGTAGCCTCGTTGTCCGCCGCGATAGACGCCAGTGCCGTGGCCCCGCGGGGGAACCCGAACGCATCCGGCGTGAAAGGCCGCGGCATCTCCAGGTCGCGAACGTGGATGATGTCGGCCACGTCCCGCTGCACGATGATCCCCGCCCAGTTGGCATAGTCGTACCGCCGCGGGTCGCCGTCCGTGTCCACCCACACCGATTGCAACGACTCCGGGTTGATCGCGCCCAGCCGCCGCGGCAGTCCCACGCCGGACGGGCCACGGTCCATCTCCAGCATGGCGTTGCCGTAGCCCAGAAAATCAATCGCCAGCCGCGCGCGCATGGTGCGGGCGGTGAACCGGGGGCCGGGGTAGTCCAGCAAGCGCTGGAGCGGGTGCACCTCGGGCACGCGCGACTCAAAGTCCCCCCGCGCGCGCAGCACGACGAGCGGGACCGACGCCACGGTGTCGGCGATGACACGCATACACGCGTGGACGACCGGGTGTTTGCTGAACCCCTCGGCCCGGATGCTCGCGCCCTCGGGCTTGTACTCCTGCGGGTTGGCCGTGCGGACCAGCGACATCTGCGGCGTGCCGCTCGCGAGCCCGTTCTGCGGCTGGCCGGTCGTGCCGGTCAGGCCGGGAAAGTTGGGGTACGTCAGCGGGATGACGGCGCGGGATGCGTCGGGCGCGGTGATGTCCCCGCGCAGCGCCTTCAAGGCGAGCCCTACGCGCTCGCGCAGGGTCGGGACGGCCACAGGGGCCGGGGCGTCAGCCATGGTCCGAACGCTAGGCGTGGCATGGACCTCGCCGCAAGTTGGCCGGTTGACTAGACCAGCGCCTAGACCACGAACGCCTCGACCTGCTTGAGCATCAAACTCGACAGCGCCCACACCAGCGCGTCCACGCGGTCAGGGCTGCCGTCCATGGCGTCTGGGCGGAAGCTCGCCATCTGCTGCTCGAGGATCGGGAGCTGCCCGACGTGGAACACCCGCCCTTCCTGATACAGCGCGTACACCGGCTCGGCACGGGCGAGCTTTCCCTTGGTGGCTCGAACGTCCACGATGCGGACGCCGTGCGCCTTGTCGCCCTGCGCGGCCAGCACGCTGCGGACCATGTCCCCGCCTTGGTTGACCTCGGCCACGATGCTGCCGCCCCACCGCCGTGCGGCGTCGATGGCGACCGCGCCCCATTGCGCGGGGCTATAGCGCCCGCTCAGGTCCTCTAGGACGTACCCCCGCTTGTCGCGCCCCAACCCCACGACCACGATGCCCGTCTCGTTGCTGGCCGTGTTGGCCGTCACGGCGGGGTCCACGCCCACCAGCACCCTGGCGAAGCTGTCCGGGGCTTGCTCGACGCGCGCCCGCACGATGTCCGCGCCGGTCCACAGCAGCCCCTCCGTGGCGTGCGTCCACTCGCCGAGAAAGACGTGCCGGTATCGCTGCGGGTTCGTGTCGCGCAGCCGCTCGGCTTGCTCAATGAACGAGGGGCTAAGGTTGTGGGCGTTCTGCTGGTAGGTCGTGTGGATGTACAGCGTGTCGTCCCGCCGCTCGGCCACGAACCGCTCATAGAGAAAGTGCGTCCGGGCGGCCGGGTTGAGGACGAGGACCACGCGGTTCGGGCGGTCCACCTGGCGGATGCTATAGTCGATGGTGTCGAAACTCTTGGCGTCCACCAGCTCCTCGGCCTCGTCCAGCACCCACGTCGTCACGCCCTGAATGGACTTGAGCCGCGCCGACTGGTTGCCGCTGCTGGTCTTGATGCCGCGGAACAGGATGGCCGAGCCGGTGCGCCGGTTGCGGATGGTGTCGCGCGTCACGTCGAAGTCGTCGGCCAGCCCGAGCAGCTCGATCTTGTCTACAAACTCGGGGATGATTGAAATGGACGCCGCCACCATTGTCCAGCGGGTGAACAGAACGACGTGCCCCGCCTCATACGTCAGGTTGAGCAGGAACAGCGCGATATGAAACGATTTGCCCCCGCCGCGCCCGCCCGTCAGGAAGGCATAGCGCCACGCGGGGGCGGGGTTGAATAGCGGCTGGTAGGCACTCAGCAGCTCCAGCGGGCGAGGCTCACCCGGCGGGCTGGTCATCCATATAGATGGTGAGGATGTGGTCGGTGGCCGGTCGCGCCCAGCTATAGCGCAGGCCACGCGCGGTCAGCCACGCCTCTAGGCGGTCACGACTGTAGACGTTGCAGTAGGTGCCGTGGGCCAACGTCTGATCGACCACGATGCTATCCTGGTCCCCCTCGCCGAGCTGAAAGAACACGACCACCACGGCGCGGCGGGCATGGGCTAGCAGCGTCTCCAGGGCGTTGTGATAGCCGGGCAGATGCTCCAGCACATGGCGGCAATACGCCACGTCGGCCTGCCCGTAGTGGTCCACGCTGGCGATGCTCCCTTGCACCACCTGCGCGCCGAGCCCCTGCCCGTAGGCCACCAGCTCGGGCGTCAGCTCGACGGCGCGGTAGCCGATCCACGGATGGGCGCGCCAGTACGTCTGGTAGTCGAGGAACGTGCCGGGTCCGAACTCTAGCACGCTCTTGGCCCCCAGCGTCTCGACCTGCTGGAACACGGCGCGGCGGCTATGCGGGTCCGACTGCGACAGCCAGCCCGCGAAGGTGCTGCCGGTGATGCCGCGCGCTTGGATGTGATGCGACCACCACATTTCGTGGGGCTGGCGGGCGCTGCCGGTTGTCTCGGTCATCGGGGCGGCTCCACATGGGGGACGGGAATCCAGGCGATGGGCGGGGTGGCGATGGGCTTGTCCCCGCTGGTCACGTCGGTGCGCTGCACGGCCTTGCCGAACGCGCGGTCCAGCAGGGCTTCGGCGGCCCGCACGTCACCCTTGGTGGCCTTGGCCCGAAGCGCGCGCAGCGTAGCCTCCAGCGCGGTGACGCCGTCTTTCTCCTCGGCCAGTACCTTGGCGAGCGCCTCGCGGATGTCGGGTAACTTGGGGCGCCCCTTGGGGTTGCCCGTTTGGCCCTTTTTAAATCGGTGCGGCAGAACGTTCTCAGGTCTAGGCATCGCTGATTGCTCGCTGTTAGGCGGTGAGCTGCTGGGCGCCACCGTAAGCGTCATACACTCGGCGCCAGACAACGACACGTGGCACGAACACGCACTCCGAATGATAGGTCTGGCCCGTCTGCTTTGTGCGCTGGCGGGCCACTTTATGTTCCTTCGTCCACGCTTGCCAATGCCGCTGCATCACCCGGCATAGCATGGGAAACGGCAGCAAGCAAAACCGCTTGGTATCCTGCCACAGCCACAGGACATAGTCACACCGCTTGTTTGGGTCGCGGGTCCAGCCGATCTTCTTGGCTTCAATGACGGACCACGTTTCCAAGGCCAAGTCATCTTGATCGGGATGACTGGCCGCCCAATCTTCGGCGCGCACCTTGACGTCCACGGCCAAATGCCTGGCGTTTGCCATCTCCACCCACCAGTCCACGCCCATGCGGTCGTTGGCTTTGGCGGCTGGCATAGCATTTAAGGCGCCGGGGATCGCATCCACCAAAATGTCGCAGATATCGGCGCTGGCGGCGATGCCTTGCGATAGGACCAGCTGATCGGCGAAGCCGTATTCACGCATGAGCGTTTTCCCCCCATGCCACCCAGCCGTCGCGCTCGGATCGGGAGAACATCTCGAGGTATGGGCCGGGGCTGCACGACTCCACCAGCGGCAGGAACATTTCCGGCTTGCTGCTATGCCCTAGCGGGCCGCGTGGCGCGTGAAAGACGGTGCCCATGTCCTTGCGGAGCAGCGGCTGACTGCCTTTGACGGCGAACAGGACGTGTTCGGTTTGACCCCGAAAATAATTGCCCATGCCAAAATGTGGCTTCACCCACGTCAAGGCGGTCACATAGCGGAAACCCCATTGCTCAATAAGGCGGAAGCCTTTGGGCAACGAACGGTTGGTGATCCACAGGTACAGGTGACAGTCGTCGTCGGCCAGCGCGCCGACGTCAAGCGCGGCAAGCTGGTCGATGCTCATGGTGGCATAGTCCGGGCGGGCGCGGCCAAGCTGGTCCCCGTCGCCCTCGTCCCCCCAATCCCACGGCGGATCGATCACGATGGTAGCGTACTTGACGTCCACGGCCAACGCGGCGGGTTCAGGGGCGTTGGCGATCTTGTCCCGGTTTTCTTGACGCCGCTGCTCGCGTGCTTGTTCTTTTTGCTCTCGGCGGACCTGCTGGTAGGCTTGATTGGTGGACAGCTCGCCAGCCTTGAACGCCTCAACGATGGGCGCGGGAGCCGTCGTCAAGATGGTCTTGGCCTTGTGATAGGTGTCGCGCTTCAGCCCGGCGGCTTCCGCGGCTTGGCTGCTAGTCAATGCCGCATTGCGCGAACGCGCATCGCGTTGCACCGCTTCATCCGAAGTCAGATGAAGCGCTTTTTGGCTTATCTTGTCACCACCCGCAGCCGCCTGACGTGCCTTGGCCTGCGTGGCCAATATCGGCTCGATGCGCATTGCCAGCTCGGCGCGCGCGGCGGTCGTCAGATTGCGGCGTCCGAATTGGTTGTTGACTACCCACAGGATCGCATCGTCCCGGCTGGCAAATGACAGCCGCCGCACGTCAAACGGCAACCCCAGCGCGGTGGCGATGGCGTGCCGGTTGTGGCCGTCCAGCAGAATGTCCTGCTCGGCCCACACCACCAGCGGGTCGCGAACGCCCTCCAGCTTGATGTTGGCCTCAAGCTGCGCCCGTTCGTCTGGACGCAGGGGCGGGATCAGGGCTTGAAACTCTGGGTCGATGATAATGGGCAGGGCCATAGTCAGAACGGGCGGAAGGTCGGCATCCCCAGCCCCACAAAGCGCGGCATGGGCGGCACGGGCGGCACCTCGGGCGGGTGGCTGGCCTCGACCGGCCACGGGATCGGGCCGACCGGCTGGCCCTTGGCGTGGCGCTGGTCGCGCAGGGAAAGCACGTCGGCGGTGTCGAGGTGCAGCACCCGGCGCTGGGCATCGGGGCCGTTGACCTGGCGGGCGCGGATGACGATGGGCTCGAGGTCGCACAGCTTGTGGACGGCTTGGCGGCTGACCCCGAGCAGCGCGGCAGCCTCCGGGATGGTCAGCCAATCGGGGCGGGTCGGGGTCATGGTGAGAAAGCTAGTGGGCTAGCCGTGCCGGTAGGTATCAGACACGATGGCCCACGCCTCCTCGGCGCTGCGGGCGATCTCGACTCGCCAGCCGCAGGCGGTGAGCTGCTGGTGCCACGCGAGCTGCTCGGGGGTGGGCTTGGTGCGCTTGTCCGGGCGCTTGAACTCTATGGCGAGCCCCGTGCAGGGGGTGCCGTGGGGCATGTGGCCGGGGCGAAAGCACAGCCAATCGGGCACGCCGCGGGACACGCCCTCGGCCTTGAGGATGGCGGCCTCCCGCGCGGACCGGCGTCCGCCGTTGGGGACGGCGCAGGCGGGCCAATGCTGCGTGCGCGGGTCGAGTCGCCAGCGCTGGACAAACAGGCGCTGTTCGACCGACTCGGGGTGTCGGGGCTTGCGCGGGGTGGCGGCGGGCGCGGTCACGTCCACTCCTCCGGGGTGCGGCTGGCGATTTCGCAGCACAGATCCGACAGCCGCTCGGCCAGCGGCAGCGCCAGCGGGATGGACCGGCGCCCGTCGCGGCGGGCGGTGCCGACCTCCGCGGCCAGCCATGCGGCGGCTTGCACCACCTGCGCGTGGGTCAGGCGCTCGGGGAGGGCGGGGGTGTGAGGTCGGCTCATGCGCCCCCCTGGCGGATGCGGTCGATCAGCTCGGGCACGGTCACCTGCCGCAGCACGGCCAGCCGCTGGGCATCGGTGGCGAGGCGTCGGCGCTGGTAGTACGCCTCCCGCTCCTGCATGGCGTGGACTACGGCGGTCAGGTCATGGACCTGCCGGGCGAGGATGGACAGCACCTCGGGCACGTCCTCGGCAGCGAACGGGCCGAACGGCTCGGGCGGGGTGGTGGGCTCAGGCATCGCGGCGGCGTGTGAGATAGCGGCGGAGGTCGTGCGCGGTTTCGATAGCCAACCAGTACGCCTCGAGGGCGCACAGAATGACGCCGATCAACGCGAACGCGCCGGACAGCCACCAGGTGCCTTCGGATAGTGTGATGGAGACGGGCTCACTCATAGTCGTTGAGTTGGCTGGGGTGCGTTTCAATGCAGCCGTCATTCGCGTCCTTGACGTAGCGGTTGTGCAGGAAGCGCGATGCGTAGTACATCGCCGCCCACTCCTTTGTCGTCATCGGCTCCGGCAGCCCGCCCGCCTCGGCCTCGTCGCGCGTGAGGCGGCGGCGGGCCGCGCCCGTGCCGGTGGGAATGCGGTCACCGGAACGGATCATAGCGCCACCTGCTCGCGCTTGAGTGTGTAGCCGCTGACGGTGGCGCTGCCTGTTTTTAAGAAAACTCGCGTTAGCTCCCCAAAAGGCACCCAATCCACATACCCTAGATTCGCGCGCGCATCAGCGACTGCGCGGCTAAAGGTGACCACGCTCATCCCGATCACGCGCCCTTGCGGGTCGCGCACGACGTAGGCTTCGATCATGCGTCCTTCTCCGCGTCTTTGTTGAAGGCTGCGTCGACCATTTGCGCGATTTCCTGCCGCTCACTTTGCGTGAGCCACTCGGACTCGCGGTCGAGGTAGTCGATCCCCTCAAACTCGCTCACATGGTTAACGTAGCCCACCAGCATATGCCGCAGGCGGTCAATCTCTGCGCGCAGCTGGTCGTTTTCTTCCTGCAATTCATCGACTATTGCTTGCATATCGTCAAAGATCATGCGGCCTCCCCGTCAATGGCGCGGAGGGTGCGACAGGGAAGGCCGTATTGGCACTCCCAGCAATGCTTGCGCTCGGGGTCTTGCCTATGCAGCACCTGCACCCGCTCAATGGCAGCGCGGAGGTCGGCGTTTTCGTCGAGCAGTTTCTGGTAGTCCGCGTACTTCACATATTCCCCGTTGTCGTCCTCGACCTCGCCGCACCCGCAGAAGTGATAGTCGTTCACGAAATTGTACCGTACAACGCTCATGCCGCCTCCACGATGGCCTGCATCCGCGCATGAAACAGCGTGATCCGCATTCGCCGCGCTCGCATGGCATGCCGCTTCCGGCGCGTCTCGACGCAGCGCGAGACCATGATGTGGTACGGCCACTCGCCACGCCGTGCCCAGTGCTTTCGCCCGTGGGCCACGAACTGCATCGGGTGCCTGCCGCCTTCCACGCGCATCACCCGCCATCCCGGACGTGCCTTCATGCGCCCTCCCCGTCGATGGCGCGGAGAACTTCCCACGCGATGACGAACTGGTGCGGTTTGTCGCATAGCGCACGCACCCGGTCGATGGCGACGCGAAGCTGGGCGTTTTCTTTACGAACGTTGCTGTTTTCACGCAGCAGCCGGTCAAGTATTCCTTGCATATCGTCGTTGCTCACGCGGCCTCCCCGTCAAGGGCGCGGAGGGTGGGGCAGGGATGACGTATATCAGACATGTGTCCGTCGTCGGTCCACGCGCTGCACTCTATGCAATGGCCGCACGCGTGCCGAACGTGCAGCGCCAGCACCCGAACGATGGCAGCGCGAAGTTTGCCGATCTCGGCAGACTGCCGGTCGATCTCGGCCAGTAGCACCGCCCCCTCCCCGCTCGCCAACGTGGCGCTGGGGTGACGACGCAGCCAGTCCTTTACGCGCTGGAGCTTGTCACCGTACCCGGCGCGGTGCGAGGTCACGCCGCCGAACGCGCCGTCGGCAGCCTTGTCTGCCGGGTCGCCCGGCTTCATGTCAGCGGCCACGGCTCGCCTCCAGCGCCCGCAGCACGGCCTCGGCCCGCCGCCGGTCGTACTCGGCCTGCGCGGCCTCGGCCTCGCGCACCCGGCGCGCCCACACGCTCGCCACATAGAGCGCGATGACGCCCAGCCCCAGCATCACCACCCCGATCGCTTCAGGGTGCAGCCGCATCGTTGGTTCCATCGTGTGTGTTCTCCCGTGTCGGGGTGGTCCCCTGGTAGGCTGCGTGCAGCGCGGAGACGATGGCGAGCGCCACCACGCCTGCCCACAGTAGAAAGATGACGCCCAGCGTCACCATGCCGCGCCAGATGTCGCCCCACGGCAGCGCGCTCACGCGGCCCCCGGCATGGGCACGGCACGGTAGGTCATGACCGGGCGGGGCGGGCCCTGCACCTTGGCGACCGGCACCCGCGCGCGGCGGGCCTCCTCTTTGGCGGTGTAGAGCCGCAGCCGCACGTCGGCCTCCGTCTCGGCCTTGCGCTCGACCGCGCCCGCAGCCAGCAGCTCCAGCAGCATCTTAGAGACGTGCGTGGGGCTCATGTCCAGCCGTGCGGCGAGCTGGGCGGCGGTGCGCCACTCTCCCATCAGCGCCACCAGCTCGGCCTTGGTGTCCTCGACCGACCGGCGCGGCACCACTTTCCATTTCGCACGCACTAGGCACTTCTCCGGTGGATGATGTTTTTTGCATCGCGGTAGATCACCGCTTCCTTGATCGCGGCATCCCCCCAGCCCAACAGGTGGTACAGCGTGCGCGTGTGTTCGCGGTGCTGCGCCATCGTCCAGGCAGCGTAGGGCACGCCCCACTCCTGCTCTAGCCGCACGCGGGTGAAGTCGAACGGGTGCTTAAGCGTCCAGCCCCCCGGCGGTTCGTCGGCAATCAGCTTAGGCGGGGGCGGGGGTGTCTTTCTGCGGAGCGGGTAGCGCCCCGCCTCCTTGGCCTTGAGGCAGTCGCGGCACACCCATGCCCCCGTCTGCGGGCGGCCCTGGCGATGCCGTACCGAGTAGGCAAGGCGCGCGGGCGGGTGGTCGTCCGGGCAAATGGGGATCTGCCGCCGTGCGCTCAGATACCGCCCGTCCGCGTCCTGTCGTGGCCGCGGCACCCACTCCGGCGCGGTGGTCAGGTCGTAGCGGACGGAAGCCATACTAGCCCCCGAACGCGGCCGCGCAGGCGACCGCGCCCGCGTCGGTGAGGCCGTAGAGCGCGATGGTCCCCCGCCCGGAGGGGCGAGGCTTGTGGATCTGCGCGACCAGCCCGCGGTGCCGCAGCTGGGTGAGGTTGGCGCTGGTCGTCTCGACCGTCGCGCCAAGGAGGCGGGCCAGCTCCCCGCAGGCGATGAACGGCGCGTCGGGGCGGGCGGTGTCCTGCGCGGCGTGCCAGAGCTGCTGCGCCACGGCGCCCATCTTGGTGGACGGGTCGGGCAGGATCTGGCGGGGGCGCCCCATGACGGGGGCGGTGGGGGCGGTGTCGGTGTCGGTCATGGTCAGCGGATGCGAAGGGATTGAGTGGTGACCAGCGCAGCGCCGTCGATGATCTCGCCACGCTTGAGGGCGTCCCGGATGGCGGTCTTATCGGGCTCGCGCTGCTCGGGGATGGTGCGCACGTACTGCGCGGGGAGGGCGTCCACGCCCACGGTCAGGGCGACGGACGGCGGGTTGTTCTGCACCGCCAGGGTGAACAGGTCGCCCGCCACCTTCGGGCGCTCCATGCGCTGGAGGGCCAGCAAACCGTACTGCTTAAGCTTGGCCGTGCGGGCGATGACGGCTCGGCGGCGGGCGGTCAGGCGGGCGATCTCCGCGGCTAGCGTCTCGTCCTGCGCCTCCAGCCCGCGCAGGTAGCCGCCGAACGCGTCGGCCTTGGTGGCCAGCTTGCCCGCCAGCTCGGTGGCCAGCGCCTCGGCCTCGGCAGTCCACTCGCCATCGTCCATCGCCAGCAGGTCGTCCAGCGCCACGGCCTCCTCGGCCAAGTCGTATAAATGCAGGGTGGTCATATGTTTGTCTCCGAATGGATGGGGTCGGCTAGCATATGGGAAAGTTGATCAAGGTGCGCACGCAAGCGATTAACGTGGCCGCGGGAGCGAAACACAAACCGCACTTTTTGGGACAAGACGGCTATATGCCGTTGCGCGTGGGCAAGCTGCTTTCGGGCGCTGTCACGGTCCTCCTCGGCTTGCCGCAGCGCCTCAACCACCTCCGCCATTTCCTGCGCGGCAATTGCCAGCGATAGCCGCAGGTCGTCCGCCGTCGTGGGCATCAGCGGATTTCTCCCGTGTGATCGGTGGTGGCGAGGGGCGCGGCGGGGTGGCTGCCGGGGCGGACGGCCACCCACACCTGCTGCCGGTCGCGGATGCCAGCCGGGGCGACCAGCCCCATGCGGGCAAGCTCGGTCCGCCGCTTGCGCGCGGTGGACGGGCGCAGGTCGTCGAACGGGGTGGCGTTGTCTAGCTCGTCGTCGGTCAGGCCGCGGGAGCCCACGGCCACCAGGTAGGTCAGCACGCGGGCCTGTGTGGCGCTCAGGCGCTGGCCCACGCGGGCGGCGGCGGCGTGGCTGGTGGCCGGATCGTCCCGGCGCACCAGCGAGCGGACCGCGGTGGTGATGCAGTCAAGGGGGCGCATCAGAAGGGCAAGCTCCCGCCGAGGGTGTCGATGTCGCCTTCGTGCGCGTGCAGTCCGCTGCCGTCCGCGGCATCGCGGGACGCCTGGATGGCGTCGATGGCGGCAACCATATAGGTGTTGCCCTTGTCCTGCGCCCACGCCCGCAGCGTATCCAGCTCGTCGTCGTTCATGCTGACCAGAAACCGCGAGCTGCCGTCCTTGGCCTTGACGGACACCGTCTCGGCCTTGGAGAGCGTCATGGCCTCGGGCGGCGGGGTGGTCGGCACCCGGTCGTGCAGCCGCTGGCCGGGGGCGGGCGCGGCGGGGGCGGGCTTCGTCTGGGGCTTGGCGGGCGGGGCCTTGGCCGCGGCGTTGCCGTCGTCGTCCTCGTCCGTGGACAGCGCCAGCAGGGCCGAGAGGCCGTAGCGGCGACCGTAGGACAGCGCTGAGCCGAGCCCGTGCGCGTCCCCCTTGGCGACCGGCACCGGCACCATGGACGCCAACCACTCGCCCGACGTGTGGACCAGCCGCGTCTCCACCGTGATGCCCACCAACCGCCC